CCTTGTAATCTCATCCAATCAGTTACCAGTGCTTTTTGGACAGATTCTTTACTAAGCATGTTATCATCTAAGCTCTTATAATCAGGCATAGATTGTTTGTCTTCGACATATTTTTTAGGATCTCCTCCTGCTTCTAAATATTCAAGGAACGCTTTTGCCTCACTTGGCACGGACTCTTTGTATTTGTTTACTGCTTTTTCGACTGTTTTATCAATCATAGTAAGTAAACCTTTTTCAGAATCTTCAAACTCTTCTTCGTCAAAATCAGCGATTCCACTTTCATCTAAAAACTTACCAAAAGTTTTAAATGGAGAATCTTCTTCATCATCGTCATCAGCGTCATCCTCATCGTCATCATCCTCATTGTCATCTTGCTCTTCTTTTTTTGAATCGCTTTTTTTATCTGACTTTTTATCTTTAGATACTTCCTCTGGAGTGTCATCTTCCTCATCATCGTCTTCTTCATCAGTTTCTTCTTCTAATGAAGCTACGTTTTTGATTTCAATTGAATCATCTTTTCCAGTTCGTGCATCTACGATACCACCTTTCCCATCAGGACTCTCATCTCCTGTTTTTCCTGGGTCTTCTTCAAATAGACTATTACCAAATCCTGTCTTTTCATCATCACTCACTACTGAGTCTGATGCAAGTAGGTTAAATCCTGATAAGTCTAAGTCTCCTGTCTCTATTTTACTCATGTTTACAAATTTAGAATTATAATCAAATTATTTATACTTATTAAACTTTTTTTCTCTCATACTATAGCCCTTTATTGGTTTGGCTTATTACTTTCGGCTTTTCTAAGCTCTAATTCACGTTCTTTTAGGTTTAATTCCCTATTAGATTTTTCTCTTTCATCAGCCATCTTTTGTAACTTCATATTGTTTTCTGTTACATATTTTTCTCTGTCTATAGAATCTCTAACCCCATTATTGTTACGATCTATATCCATAAGTTTTGCTTGAGCTTGTATATTAGCAACTTCAACTTTAGTAGCATTAGCTTCAGCAGCCCTTCTGTCCTCTCTATTTTGTTTTTCGATTTCAGTTTGTTGCATAACTTCAGCAGCTTTTGTTTGAGCTTCTCTATCTGCTTGCGCTGATTGTTCTTGTCTCTGCTCTGTTTTCTCCTGGCTTCTTTCAAGCTCTCTTGTAATTTCTGCAAGAGAATCTGTTTGCATCATTTGAGCAAAAGAAGATATTTTCATATTTCCTGACTGCATTGCTTGTTGTGCTGACATTCTTAATGTTTCAAGAGCTTTAATATCTTTAGAACTATTAGTTATAAAAATACCATACTCAGCATCATGGAACATTCCTTCTTCTAAATCAATAAATACTCTGGACATATCACCAAGTACATATTGTAATTTTTTAGTGCCTCTCCATGCTATTTTAGCTACATCAATAAGTGCTTCGTAAACTCTACGTTTAACTTCATCATGGTTTGAAAACCAATATTCTGTAATATGACTCGATTGTGTTACAGCTCTTTCTGTATTACCAACTAATTCTGAAGAACTAATTTGTCCCATACGTTGTCTTGACACACCTGCTAATTCTTCTAACTCAGTTTTAATCTGATTCAACATCATTACGTGTTGATTGATATAGTTACCCATCGATAAATCTATAGAACTAAATTGATTGAAAGTAGAAGTCTGGCCTTGTTTCCCTTCTTCTGCAGAGTTTATAAACATAATACCCATAGACTCTAAATAGTATAACCAACTATCTACATCCCATCCTTCTGAACGAGGAATCTGAGCAATATCCATTACAGCTAATTTTCCTTTAGATTTAGCAAACGCTAATTCGGTACGGTACATTAGTATATTGTACATGTATTGATAAGGTTTCATTCTATCAATTAAAGAAATAGATTCTGAATTTCTTGCATTATATAAATACCCTACATATCCTGACTTACAAATTGCTGGATTATCGATACTTCTTCTTTGGTTAGCTTTCGCTTGGATATTTACATAAATATCATCTCCAATTTTAGTACCTTCCCACCATTCATTAACCCAGTCCCATTTAATACGCATAGGTAAATCTGTTAATGAGTCAGTCCAGTTATAAAACTTATCTCTATCCTTGGTAGCCTCTGAAGGAACATCAAAGTCTTCATCAACGATTTCTTCATCCCAATTTTCTGTTTCAGGATCGAATACCTGTAAAAACCCTATTTTCTTCAGAGATTTCCACTCTACACGAATAACTCTTACGTTTCCTTCTCCGTCATAAACATTTGCACCACTATTTGCACTTCTGTAAGCATCATCACCTTGGATTCTTATTTCAGATACATTGTAATTCAAATCATTATTTGGAGATTTACCAGAACCATGGTTAGTCATTTCTTCTATGTCACATATTTCTTTCTCCGTTAAATCTTCATTAAATTCATCTATTACAGAACCTAAAGCCATCCATCTTTCTTCGATCACTGCTTGAGCGTCTTCTATGTATGGATTATCTTTATCTGTTACTACTGTAATGTCAAGTGGATTACAAACACGTACTATTGGTTTTCCACCTACTGTACCAACCCAATAAATTTCTCTACCAGATAAAAGAGCATCTTTCATTCCATCATTAAACTTAAATAAAAGTCTTTGTTGCTCTTCTAAATATTTTAATAAGTCGTGAGCAGTTTTCTCACGCATATCTTGGTATTCGTATTTTAAAAATTTATCTAATTCTTCTGGAGGCATTGGTGGTCCACTTTCTCCAGGAACTCCACCATTATAAGCTTGCTCAAATACTTTAACTAATTCTTTTTGAATTATCTCAACCTTTTCTTTTTCGATTTCACTTATTGCGTCAGAGTTAGTTGTAATAGCTCTGTAATTTAAAGGTCTTTTGATTTCTTCTCCAATTAACAAATTAATTTTAGGAGATATAATATCATAGTGTTGTAAGTTTGCAGGAAACTCTCCTTGCTTCATTCCATACGGATTTGTTACGTATTCAAAATCTGAAGGATCTAATTTACCATTATATAAATCGTAATTTACTTGTAAGTTTTGAGAAGTACCAGAAGCACCAGAAAAACTATCTGATGTGACATAAGTCTCAAATGAGTCTATAATTGTTTTACCCCAATCTTTTGTTTTCTTACTTTTAGGTAATTTCTGTCTTGGTATATTATTTTTTCCTGAAGCTTCCATACTTTTCTTTTCTATAATAAAAATATTACAAATATACTTAATTCAAATTGCATTTTTTTATATTATCTATGGTTCTTTTTAAATAAAGGTCTGTTAAAGAAACTATTTTGTGGTATTACTCTGTGTAAACCTTCTTCTTTTGCAACAACCTTATGGTTTTCTTGTGAATGAAACATACATAACATAAATGATATAACACGGTCAAAATTTCCTCTCTTGTTATATTTTATCAACTCTTGTAATAAAGGTATTGAATATAATGTATCCAAATTCCTTATAACATCTCCAGACTCAGTTTCACCTCTTTCTTCCATCAACCAATCTCTAATATAAAGCTCTCCTTGATTTTTTATTGGCTCACTCATGTGAATACCATATCCTCTATGTGTTTTAGAGTTAGGAACAATATCTTTTAAAATTGAAGGTTGTTGTTTTAACAAATGTAAACATTTTTTCTGTTCAAAATATATCTTTAAACCTTTCAAGTTATTCTCATACAGAGTTTGCGCATTGTAATATTCTAATAATTTACGAATTGTTTCATAATATTCTTTAGCTGTTTCAGGTCTCCCTGTATATTCAGCTACAATCATATTATATGTTTTATCAAAATTTTGAAATGTTTTGTAGATAAATGTACTTCCTAATGAAGTAGTAGTAGAACTATCCTGATCGTATGGATCGGTTCCAGCTACGTATAATCCAAATGGTATTAAACCTGCATGGTCTTTATACGGATGTTCCCAAATAACTACACATCCTTCAGAGTCTTCATTATCTTTAATTGGAAATTTATTTATAGCTCTTAAAGTCGGATCTCCTTTCCATCGAACTTTTACATTTTTATCATCTGTTTCAGTATTCCAATATAACTCTCCAGTTTGACCTAATGGAGACATTCTATTAGATGCTTCTATTTTAGATAAGTGTCTTTGTAATTCAATAGTTGGAAATATATTACCTGCA